GGGCGGGCACCTGATCCACCCGAGCGTGAATCATCTTGTCGGCTGCAAGAGCCACTACTTCATCAACGCCGATGGCACTGTCGTCTGGTGCTGACGTATCATCCTTGCGACGGGCTGGCGGCTTGTGGCCGTCGCCGATGTCTTGCCATCAGGAGATGGCGATTTCTGAGGAGCAGCACCATGGGCGGCACGTACGGGCATTTCAAGCGCAACGAGACTCGTGAGACCAGCGGCATCATCCTCGACATGGGCGAGAGCGGCAAGTTCAATCTGGCCCGCGCCGGCGGCTCCAACAAGCGGTACCAGCAGGCTCTTGAGCGCGGTATGCGCCCCCACCGGAAGTCGTTCCAGCAGGGGACGCTGAACGACGAGGTCGCGAACAAGGTGCTGATGGACGCCTTCGTCGACACCGTTCTCCTGGGCTGGGAGGGCGTGACCGACGAGCGTGGACAGCCCCTCCCGTACTCCAAGGAGGCGGCACGGAAGCTGATGACCGATCTGCCCGATCTGTTCGTGGCGCTCCGCGAGGCCGCGTCCGACATGAGTCTCTTCCGCGACGAGGCGCAGCAGGCAGCCGACTCGGGAAACTGAGCGAGGTCCTCGTCTGGATGCTCACGCATGGTGAGCACGCAGAGGCCGTGCAGAAGCAGGTCGAGGACCAGAAACTCCCGTTTGAGAAGTGGCCGAAGTTCCTTCGCGATCGCCCGGTGCTTTTGCCCGGCCTCGAGTTGTACTACGCGGCCTTCATGGACCTGAGCACCACCCGCAGCATCGGGTTCGGTATCGGGCCCATTCCGATCACCGCCATCTACGAGTACGCCGACCGCGAGGACTTCGAGCCGGACACCCGGCAGGCCCTGTTCGAGCACGTCCGGGCAATGGACACGGCGTTCCTCCGCTACCATCGTGAGAAGATGGAGGCTGCCCGGAAGTGAACCTGCGAGACTTCTCAATCAAGGTCCAGCGCATGGGATCGGGGTTCCCGAGGGCTGCCAACGCGCACTTCCGGCGCTGCTTTCTGGCCGTTGATCAGGCGATCGTGAACAGCACTCCCGTCGACACCGGGTTTGCCCGCTCGAACTGGCGGGCGAGCACGGGTGGCCCCGCGTCCTCCACGATCGCCCCATACAGCCCCGGGAACCGTCTGGGACGCGGCGAGGGCGCGAACGCCGCCGGGGCCATGGGGCAGGCCAAGGCCGTTGCAGCAGCCCGCCAGCCCGGGCAGACGATGTATCTGACGAACAACGTGAACTACATCGGGAAGTTGAACGCCGGGAGCAGCGCCCAGGCGGGGCCGAACTTCGTTGAGCGCGGGATCGTCGCGGGTCTGGCCTCTGTGCGGGCCGGCAACATCGTGGAAGCGAGTGTGCGCGCATGAGCCAGATCAACCGGGTCGAAATCCAGTTCGTCGAAAGCGGGACCGGCCGGGTTGTCTCCGGGCTCCGCGGCATCTCCGAGGGCGCTCGCCGCGCCGGCCGCGATGTCGAGTACCTGCGCCGCGCCCTGCAGGCGCTCGGTGGCGCCTTTGCGGTCAAGCAGATCTTCGACGAGGTGGATGCGTACACGAACCTCCAGAACCGGCTGCGGATCGTGACCCGCGACCAAGAGGAGTTGGTGACGGTCCAGCAGCGGCTCTTTGAGGTCAGCCAGCGGACGCGCACCGACATCGAGCTCAACGCCAACCTGTTTAGCCGACTCGCCACGTCGACGGTCGAGGCGAAGTTGTCGTACCAGGAGTTGCTGGACATCACGGAGACGCTGAACAAGGCCATCCAGATCGGCGGCGCGACCACGCAGGAGGCCAGCGCCGGTCTGATCCAGTTGAGCCAGGGCCTTGCGAGTGGCGCGCTCCGCGCCGACGAACTGCGGGCCGTGATCGAGCAGTTGCCCGGCGTCGCCGACCTGATTGCGAAGCAGCTTGGGGTGAGCCGCGCCGCGCTGCGGACGCTGGGCGCCGAGGGCAAGATCACGACTGCTGTGATGATCACCGCGTTCCAGAAGGCCCGGCAGGAGGTGGGCGACAAGTTCACGAAGATTCTGGTGTCGCCGCGGGCCGCGCTCACGCTCCTCACCAACTCGTTCACCAACTTCTTTGGCAAGATCGCGGGCGCGATCGGCGTCACCGATGGGTTTGCCTCTGCCATCCAGTCGGTGTCGGGCTTCATCGACTTGCTGGCCGATGGCCTGAGCGGTCTGATCCTGATTCTGCAGCAGGACGAGGTTCTGGTGGCCGCGCTCGGAACCGCCTTCCGGCTCCTGGCCGTGGTGCTCACCGTGCTCATCACCATTGCCGTCATCGAGTTCTTCTATGGCATCGCCGCTGGCATGATCGCCGCCGTAGCCGCATCTACGCCACTACTCATCGCGCTGGGTTCGCTTCTGGTGCTGCTCACCGCCGTTGTCGGCTTCAAGGTTGGAGAGTGGCTGTACGAGAACACTCAGGGAGTCCGCGACTTCGGCGATGCCCTTGCCGCGGCCGTTCAGCAGGCCGCCAACTGGTTCGCGTGGCTGGGCAAGACCATCTATGCGTACATGAAGAACGCCTTTGTCGAGATCACCAACCTCATGTACTCAATCTTCGTCGAGCCCATTCTTGACGCCCTGATTGCGATTGCGGCGGGGTTTGAGAAACTCACGGGCGTCGACGTAGGCGCATCCGGCCTCAAGGGCTTCAAGGCGAAGATCAATCGCTTCCTCACCCCTGTCGACCTGGAAGGTGAGTTGAAGAAGATCGACGAGGAGTACGAGGCGTGGGCACAGGAGATCGGGGCCACGTTCAATGCCGCTCAGGAGGAGTCGGTCAAGGACTTTGCGAACGGTGCAGCGAAGGACTGGCGCACGCTTCTCGGCGAGTTCTTTGGTGACTTCAACAAGGAGTTCGACGCGCTGCTTGGAGCCGGTGGCGGCAGCATCGAGGAGATGCTGAAGCGCTGGGCGGACGAGGCCGACAAGCTTGGTCTGCGGGTGAAGGCGAACAACGATGTGATGAGCAAGACCCCGAACGTCGTGGGCACCGCCGCCGACGCCATGGACGAGTACACCAAGGCGCAGAAGAAGGCCATCGAATCCATCGAGGAGTTCACCGCCGACCTCCGCTTCGAGATCGAGATGATCGGGAAGAGCAGCATCGAGCGCCAGACCGCGACCAATCTCAAGAAGTTGGACGAGTTGATGACCAAGGCGCTGGTGGACGCCGGTCTCGACTACGTGGAGGTCCTGGGCCTGGAGCTCGAGGCCATGGCCGCGATCGAGGACTTGCGGGCCAAGCAGAAGCGACAGGAGGAGTTGGACAAGCAGCGAGAGCTTGATGAGAGCATGAAGGAGACGACCGACGATCTCCGGCTGCAGATCAAGGCGCTGCAGGATTTTTCCCGATCCGCCGACAGCGCGCGGTCGATCTTGGAGTTCACGGCGACCGCGAACGAGCGGTTTGGTGAGGGCACCGCCGAGGCCAAGGACGCGATCGCCGAGTTCACCGCACTCCTCGACCAGACCGAGCAGCTTGAGACCTACCGCGACTTGGTGGAGGAGATCAGCAGCAACATCGCCCAGAGCTTCGAGGACGTGATCTTCGGCGCGAAGTCCGTGGAGGACGCGATCGAGGACATGGTGAAGAACGTCGCCCAGATGGTGTTCAACCAGCTTGTGACCCAGCAGATTGCCGGATTCTTCACGAGCATCATCGGAGCCGGCTTTGTCGGCGGCTTCGGTGGTGGTCGCGGGTTTGCGATGGGCGGCGTCATCGACCGGCCCACGTTCCTTGGCATGGCCGATGGGATGCCCGCGTACGGCGGCGAGTCAGGCCCCGAGGCCGTGGTGCCTCTCCCCGATGGTCGGCAGATCCCCGTGATGCTCCGCGGCGGCGACGGTGGCGGCGGTCAGCAGAACATCACCAACATCAACATGACGGTCAAGACCCCCGACGCCGATTCGTTCCGTCGCAGCATCCGTCAGATCAGCGATGACCTGCAATTGCAGTTGCGGAGGCGCCGATGAGTTTCCATGACGTCCGGTTCCCGGTGGAGATCGGCCAGGGCAGCCGCGGCGGGCCCGGGTTCAAGACCGAGGTCACCGCCCTGGACAGCGGAGCCGAGGGCCGCGTGTCTTTCTGGTCGGCTCCGCGCCACCGCTACGACGTGAGCTATGGCATCCGCTCCATGGAGGACATGGCCGAGGTCAAGCGCTTCTACTTGGCCCGCAGCGGCGCGCTCAACACCTTCCGCTACAAGGACTGGATGGACTTCACGACGAACCCGACGAACCCGAGCCACACTTCTGCTCAGGGCACCCGCGATCAGCAGATGTCGCCCGCGACCGGCAATGGCACCAACACGGTGTTTCAACTGGCGAAGCGATATCTCAGTGGTCCCACGACTGCGATCCGCACGATCAGCCTGCCCGTCAGCGGCACCCTCCAGGTCTGGGTCAATGGCGTGCTGCAGACCGAGGGCGTCAACTACACGGTGGACTACACCACCGGTGTCGTGACGTTTGCGGTCGCGCCGGGCAACGGCCTTGCGGTCGAGTGGTCTGGCCAGTTCGATGTCAAGGTCCGCTTCGATGACGGCGCTGACGATCTTCTGAACGCGCAGGTCAACGGCTGGGATCTTGGTGGAATCCCGAGCATCCCGCTCATCGAGGTCGCCGATCAGGATGCGCCGCACACGAACGACTACTTCTACGGCGGTTCGAGCGAGCGAGTCATCAGCGCGAGCATCGCGATCGACGGCACGGCGTTCCTGTGGGTGCTCTCCGCGACGACGACGGGGCTGAGTGCGAATCTGCCGAATCCCGCGAACTATCAGCCGGGTGGCCCGCACTGGATCATTCAGAACATCGGGGCCAACAGCATCACGGTGAAGAATCAGGACGGCACGACGCTGGTGACACTCGCCGCGAACAAGTCGTGCATCGTGGTGTTGACCTTGGAGGCCGATCTGACGACCAAGACGTGGTACGCGCTGGGGAACTGAGATGCTGACAGCCGCAGGACATTTCGGTGGCGCGACGAACAGCGGGACCGATGGATTCTCCGCGAAGTGGGATGGCCCGCGCGTAATCCGGTGCGCCCCTCCCTCTGGATTCCCGATTGCAACGCTGCCCTCTCTCGCGGCCGTCCGCGCCGACATGCTCGTCCATGGTCGTCCGCAGTTCTACGCGATCAACACGGGCAGCGTGAGTGTGAGCGTCCAGGACGAGGATTTCACGTTTGGCGACACGCTCGCGGCGAACAAGTGGGCCGCGTATGCGGTGTCCCGGTCGGCCGGCGGCGTGCTCTCGTGGCGGAAGGTGCTTGGCGGCGCAATCAACTCCTCTCTTGACGCCTCTACTAATCGCGTATCTGCGATTGCCAATCCCGAGACCGCACCGACGTACAACTCGTTCTGTCTCTTCGAGGACATCTGCGAGTGGCTGGGCGGCATCGGCAACGGCCCGCTCACCGGCGACGGCGGCACCGAGGAGGTTCTTGCCCCGTTCTATCAGGACGTCACGGTCCATCCGCGCAACAGCAACCGCGAGCCCATCCGCGCCTGCGACTGCGTGATGCCGAGCAAGATCGCGGTTCGATTCGCCGATGGGGACTTCTCTGCCGACCCGCTCCACCCCGGGGCCGGCACCTACACGCTCAGCACCTACTTCTTCGACGCCCTGTACCGGCGAGACACCAACAGCGGTGGCGGCGCCGGGGCCGAGCCCCATGTTCTCGACTACGACGCGGCGCTGAGTCCGATTACGGAGAAGACCGGCAACTGGCATCACGTCGCCCGCGTCGGCAACTACCTGCCTTCGGTGAGTTGGCAGCACGGGCCGACTGGCGCGGACCTGATCGCCATGAAGTACGTGTGGCGGAAGCAGATTCAGTACGGTCCTCCCGACAACCCGACCGCGTACACCCTCGAGATCAGGATGACGATGGAGCACACGCTCGGTGGAGCGGTGCGCATCGATCCCGAGAACGATGGCGGGCCTCTGGGCGATCCGCAGGATGATCTGAACCAGGAACGCGGCTTGTGGGGCGCGCTCTTCACGCTCGCCATCTTCACCAACGAGATCTATCCGTCGTTCGTCGAGAACAGCACGACGTTCAAGCCCGTGGGCTGGACCGGCGCGACGACGTGGCGGCGCAGCAACCCCGCGCTCCACGGTCTGTGCAATCAGGTTGTGGCGGTCGAGACCAATCCCGAGACGAAGCGCGGCATCCACCCTCAGTGCGTGGCGCTCGCGCACTTGCCTACGACGTTCCACGCGCCCGTGGGCCGCATGTGGCACTCTTGGGCCAACGAGGAGCGGTACAAGCTGTTCATGGGTGGCTTCGACGGTCTGGCTCGCAACCTCGACGACTGCCTGTTGGTCCCGAACGGGAGCCCGTGGCTGAACACCAGCGCGTGCACCAACCCCTGCCCGTGCCGCCAGAGCAACTGGCCCAACGACTCGTGGGGCATCTTCGAGAACATCGTGTTTGGCTATCCGCCCGGGAGCCCCAGCTACTACATGGGCAAGGGGATGACGCTGGGCGGCGACATGAAGCGGTCGCGCCCCATGGACTGGCTGTGCTGGGAGAACGGCGGGACGGGGACCGGCCTGACGTTCCTGCGCGTCACCCGCAGCGGCTGGTCCGAGGGCTGCGGCGAACTGAACGTCGGGGGCGGAAACAGCGGCGAGGTCTGGACGTGCGTCGATGACGGCGACTGCCCTCTCGGCAACGATCAGTGCGGCGGCGACGCTGGCGAGTGGCCGACGACGATCGGCATGAGCAACTGCGACGGCCACCCCATCGAGCCATATATGGGAGTAGGCGGGTCGCATACTTGCTTCCGCTCCGCGTCGGGAGCCCAGTTGAACGCCGACACGCCTGACGGCTCTCCGATTGTGCCCCCGAGCGTTGGCAACTACGTCTGTTGCACGCCGCCCCGCGACACCGTGATCAGTGCCTACGAGTACTGCACGCGCACGACAGCCACCTACGGAGACCCCACCGGCAGCGGTTGTGAGTTTGTGGGGAGCGAGTGCATCAACACCAACACGTTCTGGACTCAGTGGCTTGTGTTCCAGACGCAATACAGCTACGTCCCGAACGCGAACCAGCTTCTCCGCGCGATGACGTGGACCCGCATCCTGCCCGATCCGGACCCCGACTACGCGCTCCGGAACTGGACGTATCTCAGCAGCGACGTGGATCTCATCGACGATCTCGGGACGTTCACCCGCGGCGCCAGTAGTCTCACGGTTGCGACGGTGAGCGGCGTCAATCCGATCCGCGCCCACTGCCGGTACAACAAGTACGAGGTCAGCGGCGGCGCTTCGCCGTGGGAGTGGTTCGGCTGCGACATCCAGTGCGGGTTCAGCGGCGTCAGCGCGACGGGCCCGCAGGGCATCGGCTTCCTCGACACGAACCAGAACGGGTATGGCTTGAACGTCGTGAAGAGCGGCAGCGACATGAAGATGGAGCTCTGCCGCTACAGCGCTGCGGTCAAGACCGTGCTCGCCAGCTACACGTTCACCGGCCAGGGCGGGAACAACACCGGCACCGCTCGCTTCCGCATCCACGGCGTCGACATGATCGCCGAGTACACGCCGACCGGGCAGCCGAAGAACACGATCACGCTCACCGAGGGCGTGGAGTGGCAGCGTCAGAATCTGGTGGCCCGCGTCCCCGACTTCTCGCTCCCGACAGCCGATTCGCAGTCCCCGTTCTACCCCTCGTTCTACACCGAGCACACCGCGGCGGGCAGCATCTTCAACTCGTTTGCCAATCCGCTCATCACCGATCTGGTCCCCAAGTTCCTCACGATCTCCGGGTCGATGGGCGTCGGCTCGCTCTCGACATCTTTGCAGGCCCCGCTGATGACCGGCTTTGGCGAGTGCGAGGGCAGCAGCGAGAACATCTTTACCTGCGGATCGAACGAAGCGAACTGCAACTGCACGTCGTGGTCTGATTCGATGCACCGGAACACGTCGAGCAGTCACAGCGGCGGCGACATCGAATCTGTGCAGATGTTCGACGGGTGCGTTGGCACCGATCCCCCGTTCGATCCCGACGCGCCGTGGATTGAGGGCGAGTCGCAGTACCACGGCGGGCCCAGCCCTTACCGATTCCGCTGCCGCGGGAACAAGTGCACCAACGGCGAGTATTCGTGCGGATCGTGCCCGCCGAGCGAGAGTCCGCGCATCCTGTTCACCCTCCCCACCGACCCGCTGTGCTGGGATGGTCGGAGCGATCCCGACTGCCTCGGGACCACCCCGCTCCTCTGCTACGGGATTGATTCGTACAGTGTGAGTTTCAACGTCTGCTTGTAGAGGTCATCGCATGAGTGAGACTGCCATTCAACAGCGGATCTTTCAACTGGCTCGCCAGTACGGTCTCAATCCGACATCGCTCACCACCGAGCAGTACACCCGGTTCAGCCTGCTTGCCCGCGAGGGCGTCAAGGCGAAGGTGGATGCCGCGGCATCTGCGGTCAGCAGCGTCGCCCGCACGCGCCTCCTGGGGATGCGGGTGACCCCGGAGGTCGCGGCTGCGAACAAGGCCAAGTGCGAGGCCTGTCCGAACGGCGCGTACTCGGTTCTCGCGGACGGCGCTCCGGTGTGCGGAGAGTGCGGATGCAGCGGTCGGCTTCTCATCAGCAAGTGGGTGGACCCGCGCGGCGAGTGCCCCAAAGGTCACTGGCGCAACGTGGGGATGCCCACGGTAAACATGCGGAAGATCGTCAACGAGCGGAGTGGCGACGATGGGACTGGCGACGCCGCCGGAACGGGACAGGTGACGTGACATGCCTCACGGACTCAACTCAGCCATGGTCAGTCTGATGGTGAAGGGCACCACGTCGCTGGTGCGCTGCTGGTCCATCGTTCTGCAGGCGAGTCGAGGCACCTACCGGTTCACCGAGCACGATCGCGCTCTTGTTGTTGATGGCAACACCTACTACCCGTCCGATGCGATCGGAGCCGGCGCCGCGGTGAATCAGGGCGATCTGGCGGTCCCGAACACCGGGGCCCGCGGCATCATCAGCAGCGGCAAGTTGACGGAGAAGATGCTCCGCGAGGGCACGTTCAACGGCGCGGACGTCGAGGAGTTCCTGGTCGACTGGCGGTTCCCGTTTGCCGGGCGCACCCGCTACGCGAAGTACCGGATCGGGCACGTCACATGGAACGACGCCCTGCAGATGTTCGAGGCCGATCTGGTGGGCCAGAGCGAGCGGCTGACGAACCGCGTGGGCGAGATCTACAGCCGAACCTGCCGGTGGAATCTGGGTGACAGCGATTGCACCGTGAACCTTGCGACGTGGACCCGCACCGCCACGGTGACGGCGATCGTCAACGAGGCGAGCTTCAACACCGGCGCACCCGCTGGCGGCGCGGTCGATGACGGATTCTTTAACGACGGTCGCCTGTCGTGGACCAACTCGAACAACAACGGGCTCACCAGCGTGGTGAAGCGGTACACGCTCACCGGCCATCTCTGGGAGTTGACCGCGCCGCCGCCGACTCCGATTCAGGTCGGCGACACGATCAGCGCGATCACCGGGTGCAACAAGCTGGCCGGCGTCGACATCGATGGCGCGATCGTGCCCGGCGGGCACTGCAAAAACAAGTTCAACAACCTCGCCAACTTCGGTGGCTATCCGTTCATGCCCACGAACGACAAGCTGTACATGACGCCGTTCGCCAAGAGGAATCAGTGAGTGTTGCACATCCGCGACTACATCGTCATGGTCCGCAGCCTCGTCGGCTGCCGCTATGCCCATGCCGGTCGGTCGCGCGACGGCATGGACTGCGTCGGTGTTGTGGTGGTGCCGCTCAACGAGATGGGCATCTATCCGCCCGATGAGAGCAACTACAGCCGCGAGGCCTTCGACCACACGCTCGCCGCCGAGATCGGGAAGCGGGCGGTCGCGATCGACCCGCAGCATCGAGAGGCCGGCGACATCGTCCTGTTCTGGTGCAACCGCAGGACGAGGATGCCCCAGCACGTCGCGGTGCTCGTGGGCGCCGACGACATCGTGCACGCCTACATGCCTCTCGGCCGCGTGGTCGAGTCCCCGATGGGTGGCTGGGCGCGTCGCATCACGCACGTCTTTCGCATCCCCCCAACAATGCTGGCGAGGACGTGACCCATGGCAACACTCGCGCTCGGCATCGTCGGCAACGCGATCTCCCCCGGAGTGGGAGGACTGATCGGTGCTGCCATCGGTGGCATCATCGACAACTACTTGCTGTTCCCCGCGCTGTTCCCGCCACCCAACACCGAGGGGCTGCGCGTCGATGGCGTGAGCATCACGTCGGCGAACGAGGGCACGCCGATGAACTGGTCGATGGGGCCGCGCTGCCGAGTGGGTGGCTGCGTGCTCTGGATGAGCGACCTCGAGGAAGTGGCGAACACCCAGAGCGTCGGCAAGGGTGGCGGGCCGAGCAACACGTCGTACGAGTACTACGTCTCGATCGCGATCGGCTTTGGCGAGGCCAAGCCCCAGACCATCGACCGCGTGAACCAGATTCTCGCGGATGTCAAGAGCATCTACAACGACGCCGCCAGTAACTTCTACGACGCGATCACGCTCTACAACGGGAGCCAGACCAGCCCCGATCCGTTCCTGGTGAGCGTGCTCGGCACCGGCAACGTCCCGGCGTTCAAGAAGCAGGTCTACATCGTCATCCAGCGCCTGTACCTTGGCGAGTACGGCAACCGCGTGCCGAACTTCCAGGCGTTCATCCGTCAGGCCAACGACGTGAGCGTCGCCGACCTTCTCAACAAGGTGATGGAGCGATGCGGCTACGTCCCGGGCACCGACTCCGATGTGAGCCGGGTAAGCGCATGTTTGCGAGGCATCAACTTCTCCGGCGTGACCACCGGCAAGGACATGCTTGAGCGAATCCTCGGCACCTACAACGTCGGCCTGCAGGAGATCGACGGCAAGCTCCAGTTCTTCGACAAGGGCAGCGAGGTCGCGATCACGGTGGACGAGTTGCACTTGTCCGGCGACAAGCACGGGCTTGCGGCCGAGGAGGAGTACGAGCGGAATCTGCCCGACGAGGTCAGCGCCACGTTTGTCAGCGATGATCTGAACCTGCAGCCCGGGTCGACCCGCTACCGCGATTCGAGTCGGAATGACTCGACTCGGGAGAACCAGATCCGATTCGACACCCCGGCGACGCTCAGCAGCAGCGAGGCCAACGAGATGGCGCGTCGCATCTACTGGCAGGCGTTTGGCGAGCGCCGGAAGTTCACATTCAGCCTGCCCCAGCGGTACAGCCACCTTGCGGCCGGCGATGTCATCAAGATCGTGCGCAAGGGCATCCCGATCTACATGCGTCTGCAGAAGGCCGAGTACGGCGCGAACGGCCGCGTCGACTGCACCGCCGTGATGACGTGGCGAGGCCTCTTCGATCAGGACGGATTCGGCGATCAGTCCGGGTACGTCGGTCTCGAGGGCTATGTCCCTCCTGACCTCGACCACTGGATCGGCGACATGGCGGCGCTCAACATCGCTGCGGTCGACTCGCCATGGATCTACTGGGGCGCGAAGCGGCAGGACCCCGACGATCAGTTCCGCGGCGCGGTCTTGGCGAGCAGTCTGACGGGCACGACCTACGCGGAGTCCAGCAGCGTCTCCCGCGAGGCCACCTGGGGTCTCACGCTCAGCAGCCCCGTGCCGAGTCTGAGCGAAACGTCGTGGGACGATGCCAGCCAGCTTGTCGTGGAGTGCGACGACTCGTTTGTTCCCACGGCGGCGACGGACGAGGAGGTTCTCAACGCGACGCGCAACATCATCGCGATCCGCCAGCGCGACGGCGAGTTCGAGATCATGGGATTCGTCAACGTCACGTCGATCGGGAGCAACCAGTACATTCTGAGCCGGTTGCTCCGCGGACTTCGCGGCACCGGGCATCTGATGAACAGCCACATGGCCGGGAACGCCCGCGTCGTGTTTCTCACCGAGGGATCGAGCGGCGTCGGCGCCTGGAACGCCGGGACGCTGTTCTTGGGCAACCCGTACTACAAGATCGTCCCATATCTGCAACCCGTGGCCGAGGCCGATACGCACCAGATTGCGATTCGCGGGAGGAGCATGCGCCCCTTCTCCCCGGCGCTCCTGACTGCGGAGCGTCTGATCCTCGGCGTGGGCGACGAGAACGTGGCGATCACGTGGGCGAGGCGGTCCAAGAAGCTGCTCGATCCCTTCGGTGCTGCGGGTGGCCCGCTGGCGACCGACGAGGGGCCCGAGCAGTACCGCGTGGTCCTGCGTCTCGGCGGATACCTTGCGCCGATCCTGTACGAGACCGTCGTGAGCACCCCACGATTCGACTTCACGCAGGCTCTCCGCGACACAATCGCAGCATCGAACCCCTACGGTTGGGCCGAGAACAACGGGTTCCGCGTATTCGTCACCCAGATCAGCACCGTGGTCGGGGACAGCCCCTTCGCCGAGTTGCACGTCCTCCAGAGGTAACCGATGAGCCAGTTCACCCAAGGTCTGACGATGCCGCTCCTCACGCCCGGGCTCTCCGGGCATGTGCCGCACAACGACGCGCTGATCATTCTCGACGAGATCGTGGGCCGCGGCGTCATCGACGCCCGCGCCGATGCGCCGGGCAGTCCGGCCAACTGGGACATGTACATCGTGTGGGAGGGCATTGCCACCACGACTCCCGGGAACGCCTGGGACGGCAAGGCCAACCAGATCGCGATTCGCTACAACAACGCGTGGCGGTTCATCACGCCGCGTCATGGTCTCCGCGTGTGGAACCGGAGCGACAACACCATCTGGGTGTTTGGCACGAGCACCTGGAGCGTGATGGGCGCGGGTCAGGCGTGCGCCGCCATGCGGTCGACGACCGACCGCGACTCTACGAGCAACGCGTGGGCGCAGTTGAACTTCGACACCAACGACCTGCTTCCCAGCAACTCGTTCATCCGCGGCACCGGCGGCGACGGCGTGGGCGACGTCAAGGTGATGACGGCCGGCACCTACATGGCCGAGTTGAACGCGGCGATTCAGGTGACGAGCGCGACGGCGACGAGCATGGAGGTCGCGTTTGCGATCAATGGCGGGCAGAACAGCACGACCCCGGCGACCAGCAGCATCCGCCGCCAGGCGCTCGCCAACATCGCGACGCTGTTCGACCGCCAGATCATCCACGTCCAGCACGTCTTTACTCTTGGCGCCGGGCAGTATGTCGCGCCGCTCTTCCGCAACATGGGGACGTCGGGCACCGCGGTCGGCACCGTGCGCGTTCGCGCCAACGAGAACACCTTCCGGATCACGAAGCTCAACCCATGAACCTCATCATCGCATTTTTGATCGGCTTTCTGGTGGGGTACGCTCTGCGACGACCACGCCGCGCCCGCACCGTGCGGGTCGGCTTCGAGTTCTTTGACGACGACCAATGGAGACCGCGCATGAACACCCGTATCACGACTCTCGAGCAGCAGACTGTCCGCGCCAAGTTCAAGAACGCCGCTGGTGTCGAGGTGCCCGTTGACGGCATCCCGACGTGGGCGGTGGACGACCCCTCGATCGCGACGATCACGCCCGCCACCGATGGCAAGAGCGCGGTGATCACCCCGGGCGCGCCGGGCACCACGTTCGTCACCGTGACCGCCGATGCCCGGATCGGGGCCGGGACGGTCCTGATCAGCGGCCAGTTCGATGTCGAGGTCGTTCCCGACGAGGCCGTGGCCGTCGAGTTCGAGTTCGATCCGCCGACCCCGCGCACCCCCACGCCCTGAGATTCACCCAACCGCGAAGCGCGGGTAGAGTTCCGAACCCCGCCCCGGGAGCGCCCAGGGCGGGGTTCTTCTTTGGCCCGGCGGTGGGGCAGGGATTGGCTACGCTGGGCTCCGAGGCCGCGGGTGGGGTGTGGGGAGGGGTTGAGCCGCGCGGCCCTCAGAATGGCTCCAGGAGGCTCCGGTGACCAGCCAGACAGATGAGGTATCCGTTAGGGCGAGGGCGGCGAGACTGCGGGTGGCGGTGGCTGTCGTGGTCCACGGCAAGGCCGTTCGCTGGTGGGCTGTGTCCGAGAACGGTTGCGAGGCCATGGCGGCGGGGAGGCCGCTGATCGATCGCCGCGGCGATGTCGCGAGCACCCGAGCCGGCTGGGAGGCCGTGGCCCGGGCCCTGGACGAGACTTTCGGGCGCAAAAACAACCCGCCTTTCGGCGGGTAGAGGGTGGCTGCGTGTTCCCGACGTCCCACGTGGAACATCAGGCTTTGCGCTCTTCGCCCGGGTCGATCTTCACCGCCGTGGCGAGCTTTGCGGCCCCGCCGATCTCCATCGGCCGCACCTGGACCTGCCCCTGGGTCGTCACCTGGACGATCTCGCAGGGCTTGCCCTCGAGGTACAGGAGCACCCCGTCCTTGCGGAACTCGATGAAGTTCTTGCCCCAGCCGACTCGAGTGGCGCCCGCCTTCTCCTCGACGCCCGGGCCGATGGTGATGCTCTTGACGCCCTCGATGCCCGACTTCCGGAACCTGTAAACCGTCTCCTTGTCGGAGAAGAACTGGTGGGTTGGGTCCGGCAGATCGGCGGGCAGGAAGGTGCCCACAATGACCGTGTCGCCCGCGATATCGACCGCCGCCTCTTGGAAGCGCTGGCGATGGGGCGGGGCGTTCAGGAGCACGTGCTCAAGGTGCGTGTGGTTGGAGGCCGAGGTCACGCGCCCGAACGGCCCGACGATGCCGCTCCACGTCGAGTTGCGGTGCCCGACCTCGACGGTGCCGAGCGCCTGGAGCACGGGGAACGCGGTCTCGGTGTCCCCGCGCTTGAGCACCAGCGGCCTGTTCGACTCGTCCTGCGAGCCCTGCAGATCCATGACGAACGTGCCGCTCAGCGGCCCGGCGAAGATCATCCCGGTGATCAGTTGCATGACGATTCTCCTGTTTCCGACCATGGTGACCGACCGACCAGCCTCGCGCCCACGCGTACGCGCGTGCGCGACGCGCGTGAGCCGTGGTCGCCGTGGTCGGCTTACTTGGGGAGTTTGGCCGGGATGGTCACGATCCCGACCTGCGCATTGGCGCGCTCACTGCCGCTGTGTTGTTCGCCGCCGCCGCCGCGGGGTTGATCACCGCGCGCGTCGGATCACCGTGCATTGGGCGCGCCGGGCCCATGCCATCCGGGATCGGCCCGCCCATGCCGAGCCGCTGCCCTCGCGTCGCTCCGACCGCGTACTTGCCCACCACCTGCTTCGCCGTTTGCTGTTTCATCGCAGAGCACTCCGAGACCGTCCGGCACGCCGCTCAGGCCCGGGCTGGTCGCCTGATGGTACGCGGTGTGCAGAAGTGGTGGAGTAGAGGAGTGGTGTAGTTGCAAGGATGGGACGTGTTGGGTATGATTGGGTGTCCCGGTGGAGAGTGTTCTTTGCCGCGAGAACGAGGCCTTTTACAAGGAGTCCGGCGTGCCCCCCAAACCCAAGGTCACCAACTTTCCGGGCGTCATGCTTGCCCACACATGGACGCCGAAGATCGACCCCACCGGCTGGTGGATGAGCGAGAAACTCGACGGCGTCCGCGCCATCTGGAATGGCGAGATGCTGGTGACGCGCGGCGCCATCCGCATCCCCGCGCCGCCGTGGTTCACCGAGCGGCTGCCGAAGGATCACATGCTCGACGGCGAGTTGTGGATGGGACGCGGCAAGTTCCAGCAGTGCAGCGGGGCCGTGCGCCGCGAGTCCGATTCGAGCGAGTGGCACCAGATCACCTATCAGGTGTTCGACTGCATCACCGACAGCATCAAGAACGCGGCCTTTCTCGACCGCTACCGCACGGCCCGCGAGTTGGTGAAGAAGATCGGTCACTGCCACCTTGTCGAGCAGACGCCGATCAAGAGTCACGAGCATTTGGAGCAGGCGTTCGCCCAGATCCTCGAGGCCGGCGGCGAGGGCCTGATCATCCGGCAGCCGAACGGGACGTGGATTCCCACCCGCACGAGCACGCTGCTCAAGGTCAAGGCCGACGACGAGTGCGACGCGGTCGTGACCGGCTATCTCGGTGGCGAGGGCAAGCACAAGGGTCGCGTCGGTGCCCTGATCTGCCGCCTGCGCGACATCGGGAAGCAGAGCATCACGGTGAACGTCGGGACCGGGCTCTCCGATGCCGACCGCGAGAACCCGCCCAAGACCGGGACCGTCATCCGCGTCGGCCACAGCGGCGTGACCGATGCGGGCGTGCCGCGGTTCCCTCGCTTCAACGGCGTGCGCGCCGAGCAGGAGGGATCGCATGGCGGGTGATGCCAAGGACGGGCACAGGATCAATCTGATGTACGCGTTCATCGCGATCGACGAGGACGGCGACGAGGGTGTGTGCGCGATGTACACGCCCGAGGGATGGGTGCCGATGGTGGGCAGTGACATGACCCGCGTCGACCAGTTGCGCCCGATCGCCGCGGAGATCGCGAAGCGGACTGGCAAGCTCGTTCACCTTCGCCGGTTCGCCCAAATGGAGATCGTGAACGTCATCCACCCCAGCGGAGTAGGCGCATGAGTGAGACTACACCCAAGAACCCGACGCGGAGGCGCAGCCCGATGGGGCCGCGACTGCGGCGCCTGGGCTTTGACCGATCGACATACAACCGCGACACCGGATCGTGGCGCGTCCGCTGCAGCCAGTGCGAGGCACTGGTGATCAACGGCTGTCCCTGCCACGAGAGCGGTTGTCCGAACAAGAGGAGTGAGCGTGAGACATAACTTCCGACATCACATCATCCGACGCTGGTGCGGTTTCTGGGTGGTCCGCGACATCGGGCCGGTGTCCGAGCCCATCGTGGGCCGCTCCCGCACCTACGAGGGGGCGCGTCGAATCGCCCTCAGACTGGAGCGCACATGAGGATTGAAGTCGAGATAAACACTGACACGGCGGCGTTTCTGGCTTCTGGCGGATCGTTTGAGCGAGAACTCGGGTGGGTTCTTTCCACTATCCAGAACAAGGTGCTTGCACAGATGCGACGTCCACCAGCCAAGTGCGATGCGGCCGAGGATGCTGACGTCGTGAGGGATAGCAATGGCAGTCGCGTTGGAACGATCAAGGTCACGGGCGATCTGCCCGAGTCTTGGCGTCGACATTCGTTTGCGTGGACTGGCATCATCCCATGCACCGGCCAGTACAAGTGCCGGTGGTGCGGGAAGGTTGCCGACGCTCACTCACTTGACTACTCCAAGGTTGATCGCGAGGAACTATGCCCAAAGATGGAATGAACCCGCGCCGCGTGTTCCTGAACAGCCCGCCCGAGGTCAAGCCCCGGGTGGTGGTGAGCGTGATCCTCGATTCCTCGTGCGGATGCCATCATGGTCAGAGCGGTGGCGCCCGCGTCACCGGGACGTGGAGTGGCGACGTACCGGCCGGGCACAGCCACTGCGACATCATGGCGCTGGCGTCTGTGGTGAACGCCGAGTGCTTTCTGGCCGTCAGCGCCCTGGTCGACTGCATGGTCGCCGGGGGCATGACCCACGACGAGGCGTGGGACGAGATCAAGCGAGGGTCCGCCGAGTACTTGGCGAGGAGGGTCGATGGCTGAGCCGCACCCCACGTGCATCCGCTGTCACAAGCGGAAGGCCAGCCGCATCGGCCCTTTCTGCGGGAGCCGCTGCGCCTGCAAGTACGGGCTCGAGCACGCCCTGTTCATTCACGACCGCTGTCGGTGCTGCGGTCAGTACGTCCAGGTGAAGCACCCGCTGTTCTCCGGCGCCTGCCCGAACTGCGGCGGAAAGTTTGGCAAGTAGTTGCATTGATGGGACTAGGAGTGTAGAGTATGGGGAAGGTAGAACGGTGCCCGTCGTGCGATCAGCGGAAGCGCTCGGCGGCGATCAATCCGGACGGACTGTGCGACGAGTGTCGCGGGCCGATCCGGCGGTACAAACCCTTGGAGTCCAGCCATGGCGACGGAGCAGAAGCAAAAGCGGGAGCCGATCAAGGTCACGGAAGCGGAGGCATGGGACGGGACGCTGGGTGTCTGTCTCTCCTGCGGGAACGTCCAGGAGGGCTGTGAGCCCGACGCGGAGCGCTACGAGTGCGAGGCGTGCGAGAAGCGTCTGGTGTTCGGCATCGAGATGGCCGTGATCATGGGCCGCGTCACCATCGTGAAGGACCGGGAGGGCTCTTCACATGGCTAATACGCCACCACTGTCGAAGGGCGACAAGTCGAACTTCGCCACGCTGCAGCGGGCCCAGAACAACGGCGATCTGGCGCTGATGAGCGCGATCAGGCGCGTCGATCGCAAGCCCGTGGCACTGGTGTGCTCCGTCGGTCGCGATGGACCGACCTTCGCATTCACCCCCGTCGCTGTCATGATCGAGGGCAATCCGTTCGACGACTTCGAGCCGAGCCGCACCGATGATCCGCCGGCACCTGTGGACGAGCCGTTCAGCCCCTACGCGCCATTCACCGTCCGCCCCTACGAGGGCAAGAAGTGGCTCGTTCACGGGCCGACGCTTCCGGAACTCGGGTGGCTTGCACCCAGCGAGTCCGAGGCCAAAAGCCGGGCCGCCATGCTCCGCGACGCCTGGTGTGGTGGCGCGCGTTGGATGGCATCGAGAGGAGACCATCGATGAGCAAGTGCATCGGATACCGCGGCGGCGGCGAGTGCGGGAATGTCCCGGAGCCCGGGTACATGCTCTGCGATACCTGCCGGGCCGAGCGCCGTCGCACAGATGACTTCCGCCAGTGCTGCGTGACCGCCTGCATCAAGATGGACGACCCGATCAAAGAGGTCCGCGAACTCCTCGAAATCCGGAACCAGTACCGCGAGATCGAGGTCGTGCTCAAGAGGCACGTCATCATCGACAGCGTTCCACGCATGGTGGAGCAGGCTGTCACCGACCGCGCGGCCCTCCTCAAAGAACGCAACGCGTGGAAGTCGAACCACGATCACCAGGTCGAGATCAACCGGCAACTCCGGCGCCGCCCCGACCTGATCGAGCGGGTGACGGTGCGGAAACGCGACTGCCTACCGGCACTCGGGTTCTTGCTCGACTGTTCTTGCTGGTTCGACTTCACGCCTCTCCCGGACGACCTGTATGCGTTCAGCGTCAAACCCGACGCCGCTGCCCAACTTCGCGCCTTTCTCGGAGGACTCAAATGAGCGACACCATTCCGACCGCACCCTACAAGCACAGCGAGTGGGCAGTCGGCGAGATCCAGACTGCCATTCAGGTTCAGCCCAGCCCGGCGACCCTTGAGCGCATCGCCAAGGTGATTGCCGAGTCCGTGGAGGAGCAGTTCCCGGCGCTGCGGGTCTGCGTGGTCAACGTCCCGATGATCCCCGTCGACTGCAGCGTGATCCACAAGCAGATCGGGGGTGACTGATGCGGGCCATCAGCCTGTGGCAGCCGTGGGCGACGCTGATCGCGCTCCGGGCCAAGCGAGTTGAAACCCGCGGCTGGTACACCGACTACCGGGGGCCGCTGGTGATCTGCGCGGCTAAGAAGTGGGGCTGGGACCTGTTCACTCAGTGCATCCAGCCCGGGTTCTTCGAGGTGCTCCAGCTCCCCCGCTACAGCGGGCTGGCGCCGCGGGCGGTCCCCAAGCCGCTGCCGCTCGGCGTCGCCGTGGCGACCTGCACGCTCATCGACTGTGTGCGCTCCGAACGCTTCTACGAGCAGTACAAGGCGCTCGCGACCGAGCAGGAGTTGCGTTTTGGCGACTACGGGCCCGGCCGCTTCGCCTGGGTGCTGAGCGACATCGAGCCGTTCGCCGTGCCCCCGCCCGTTCGCGGCGAGCAGGGCTTCTTTGAGGTCGACGATGCCGTGATCGCGGCGGCGAGTCGATCGGTTCCGCCTCCCGCGAAGAAAGAGGGCTTGTTCGATGGCTGAGCAGGGATACATCCACGTCAAGTGGGTCCGCGACGAGCCGGGCGCTCGCGCAGCGGTCGCCGAGGCCGTGGCGCACGACACACACACCGCGTGGCGGATGCTCGACAACAACGTCAAGGGCTGGGATCTGACCAAGCTCCGTCTGGTGGTGCTGCGCGGCGACATCGAGGGCCCCAACTACTTCATCCGGATCAACCCCGATCTCGCGCCCAAGGCGCCGCCGGAGATGCGTCACGGCAACACCGACTACGACGTGGAGAAGCAGCGGGTACGCCCCGCGTATGGGACGCCCGGGGCCGTGGCCGCGCCCGCGTACAAGGGGTCGGGTCCCGAGAACACGCCGATCGCGGGAGGAGCCTGAGATGCCGATGGACAAGGTTCAGCACGCTGGCGTTGACGTCTGGTTCAAGCGCATGAAGGCGACGCACCGGCTCACCCGCAAGTCCGAGACTCGCGAGCACCCCGCCGTGTGCGCGGTCTCCGAGGAGGAGATCAGGGACGGCGAGGAGGTCTATCTGGTGCTGACCAACTGGAAGCTCTTCGACAACTGTTGGGTCCGCGCCGCCGAGGTCGATCGAGCCGGCTGG